CTCCTATTTTATTGTATATCTATGTTATAAGCTTTTAATCGTAACGCGTGTGCATCTGTTCCTAGTTCTAGATTGGCTATTGGCTCAAATCTATTAAAAGAAACTCCCTCAAAAGTTAAAACCAAACCGCAAGGCAAAGTAATCTCCATTACAGCAACTTGAGTTTTAAACCTAGCAACAATTGCCTCTATATTTTCCGAACCTATTAGTAAAGGAATCACGACTTCACCAGAGTTATTATGTGATCTTTGCTCTACAAATTCTCCGTTTAATCCGTCCTGTCTAGTAATTAAATCAGTTTTATCATAACTAATAGTAAACGCTCCAGTTTGAGGCAAATCCGTGGTGTTTTCGCCGTCAATAATTGCATCGCCGTCAACTACTATTTGTATTCGTTTAACATCAAAAGATTTCATTTGCTGCTCCTTATTGCGTTACTTGAAAATTAAATACTACCGAGCCAACACCAGAGGCAAATCTAGCTAATATATCAATTGCTGGATAACGGTTTTTTGCTCTTTCTTCATCAGTTGGATTAAATGATTCAGCTGTAGTTGTAATGGCAAATCCGTAGTTTAAAAGGTTTGTTTTTTGTTTGCTACTTAACTTATTAAAATCTGGATTGCTGTCTATTTCAGCTGCTGTATATTCTGCTAACGAGCCGTTGCGGTGATATTTAATTAACGCACTAGCTGCAATTGAAATCAACTTGCCAAAACCAATTGCTTTGTATGAGGGTTTTGCAGTTCTTAGAAAGCTTAATGATTTTGCCTGTATCTCATTCATTAACGCAGTGCTATTGATTTTTGTAGTAATATGAGTTGCTTTATCAGCCATATTAATGCTGTAGAAAAACGGTCGAGTAACTGTTTCTCCTGATTGAGTAGAGTCAACATGCAGTGTATTATTATCAGTTAATTTTTTGATTTCAGCATTAGATAGATCAGAGTTAACAGAAAATCCATTTGCGTCGGCAAAATAGACCGTTTGTGATGTATTTACGCCAGCCCTGTCTATTTGGCTGAATTTAGCCATAATTGCAGCAAATAAATAGTTATTGATTGAATCAGCTGTTTGAACTGCCAACGAAGAAAAAGATAAGCAAGTTGAATCTTCGTTTAATTTTTCATACATATCTTCATATTCAGTTACATTTTCATCAATTGCAGTTGGTGCGTTATTAGCTGTATAACCTAGAATTTTGTTACTGTTTTTAACTGTTTGCGATATAGTTTTCAATTCGTCTGGGCTAATTACTATTTTTTTACTAAAAATAACTGAATCAAAGTACTCTCTTGATTCAAATAACGCTGCTAGAGCTGCGGTTGCGTTTGTGTCGTCTGCAACAGCAAATATTTTTAAATCGCCACCTTCATTACCAAACCACGCACGACCAATAGCATCAACCTCTTTGCCTAAATTTAAATTTTCATTATTAGTTGGTGCAACTATTGCTGTTAATTCGTTATAACTAGAAACAGTTGTTGCAGTATTTGCAGCAATACCCGATAACTCGCCTACTTGCACTATTGCAATTAACGACAGGTTCCCAGCAACAATACTGGAAATATCTGAATTTAAATTAATTTGTATTATTTCATTGATTTTCAATGTTTATTTCTCCTATCTCTTTTCCAATTGCACGATCTGCAATGGAATGATTTATAGATAAATGCAATATTAGTGATGTATCGAATCTTTGCAAATATCCACCAGCTTCTAGCTGCGTTCTGTTAACTGGATTTTCTCCATTTTCAATAGAAACAATAGAGCTATCACTAAAATCAAACAGCTGCTTTGCGTTAAAAATTCTATCAGCTAAAAACCTAGAGCCAAAAACATTACAAGCAATTGTTGTTTTACTAATTACAGCGCCATTTTCAGCAACTACAGACGCTAACGGGCTGTTTTCAATAGAGTAATCAATAACAACAAAATGCTCTTTCTTTGGGTAATCTATGACCTGATTAGCATATATAATGTATTTATCTTCTAAACTAGTTATGGTTTGGATTACATCAAAGATAAAAACTTTTAGTTCAGATTCATTATTAATCATTAGTTAATACCGCTACTGCATATGAATAATTGTTATCTGTGTCAATTTGTTTTCCAATAACTTTATATTTTAATTCGCCTTTAATAATTACAGAGGATTCTCCATCTCTACCGTCTGAAAAGTCAAAAAAACCATCAAAAAATATATCAAAAAACTTATCTTTAGAGGTTAATCCGTTATTTAAATACTTTTGTTGTGGAGTTGTTGTTTGAATATCAGCAAATGCAGCTATGCTGCTAATTTCTGTAATTTTTTTTTCACCTTTAACTAATTCCACAGAATATGTTTTTACAACTACTTCACTATTATAAAATTCCATTATATCACCTGATATGTTATTGAGCCCTTAAGATGTCCAGTATCTAGCAGTATTTGCCTGTCTCCCTTTTCAACCGCTGTTTGTGCTGATTTACTTTTTAATGGTGTCCAGTTATTGTTATCCCACATTCTAACTATTTCACTACGAGCAATCTCGCCTACTAAAGTAAATACACCATCGGCGTTTATTTTTCCTTCTACAAAGTCTGGCAACTTTATTTGTAGTAATTTGTTTATTTTAGGAATTGCATTTGCAACCCCCGGTCTTAGAAAAGGTCGAGCTGGAACATTTCTAGTTAACGAACCATATTCGTGAACAGCTGCAACTACTGCCGTGGATATACCATCCTCATATGGTGCAGTTGACGCAGGCACTCCAACTTTAATGGTTTTACCTTCCAGTTCCTTCAACTTCCTTTCTAAATCTAACAAATTGTAACTCCTAGTATTCTAGCTGTTTGAGTTAA